CCAAAGATGTTGTGGCTCCTGCCGAGGACAAAAAAGAAGAGGTAATGTTTATGAATCGTGCAATGAATCATTTTGCCAAAAACGACCAATTCGAGGAATCCACATTCCTAAATGAAGTTTTAGACAATCCCGACCTGATTGCAGAGTTCAAAAACTACAAAGTGGACAAAGGAGAAAAGTATTCAATAGAAGATGTTTCCAGTTTTCCTATTTCTAATTCTGCGGTTTCGGATGCAAGACGAAAGTTCAAAAACGTAATTAATCTTGATACCAATATCAGTATTAAATTAGATTTCGTTAATCCTGAAAGTGCCGAGAAATTTGTAGAAAAAGGTTGGGACGAAGAAAAACAAATGTATTACTATTTGGTATATTTTAATAAAGAAGTGAAGTAATGGCAAAAACCAAAAAATATTCAGAAATAATAAAAGAGAAAATAAACCTCCTAGAAATAGGAGGAAGTTTAAGTAGAAAAGATTTCGTCATTGAATTATGGGGTGCTTACGACTATTTTCTCAATGGTTCGTTTTCCGTTCACCTCGGAAAAGCAAAGAAATTAATACCCAACAAAAAATTTGCAACAATTAAAAAATTTGTAACTAGATTATCTTAAAATTATGGAAGAAAATAAATTAGAATTAAAAACGAAAAAAGAATTACCAATTTTAGGCGATTTGTATAATATTGAAAATGTAGAAAACGCTTTTAAAAACGACCAATTCAATTTGTTAATGAACCAGCAACCAGACCCCGCTTGGATTATGACAAATAAATATGCTGGAAATTCAAAGTACCTACCGATAGGTATTCAGGAAACTTTACTACAAAGAATATTCAAACAACACAGAATTGAAATTTTACGTGAGGGAACAATGTTTAATGCAGTATATGTCACGATAAGACTTCATTATTTACATCCAGTTACTAATATTTGGGAATTTCACGATGGTACAGGAGCCGACCAAGTTCAAACTAGATCCGGAGCAAGTGCTGCCGATTTATCCGCAATATCCAATAATGCTGTTGCAATGAGTTTACCAAAAGCTGTTAGTTTCGCCATTTCTGATGCGACAGACCATTTAGGTAAATTATTTGGACGTGATTTAAACAGAGAAAAACAAATGGCTTTTGGAGTGGACAAAAATTTAGATTCTGAAAACATTTTTTCTGAATTAAAAATTATGTTTGAAGAGAAAAAAGAAAAAATTCCTTCAATAGATTTCAAACAAATCAAAGAAATTACAGAATCAGAATTTGAGGTTAAAAACCTTAAAGTTTATAAACGTTACCTTAACTTTTTAAAACAATTATAATGAAAAAAATACTTTTTAATGCGAGTATGAGCGGTGGTTTTTTAACCGAAAAACAAGGACAAGGAATTACAGACGTTCAACTATCTCGAATAGATGAATTGCTTTTCGAAAAACTAAACGGAGTTAACGCTAACGGAAATAAAGTAAAATGGGAAGGAACTAAAAAACCAGATGAACTTTCTGAATTAATTAAAAAACGTGATGCTCCTCCAGAACTATCCGACACCGCAAAATCTATCGTAAAAGCGACTTGGAGAAAACTAGAATTAGGAATTGTAAAACAAATAAAATCTAAATTCCTCGACAAAGGAACTTACAACGAAGAAGACTCTATTACTTTGTTGACCGAAATTGAAAAAGTAGCTTACGAAAAAAATACAGAAAGAAGAGAAAATGATTTTTTCACAGGAGAATGTGATATTTACAAGAAATTGGAGGATAAAAAAATTGTGATAGACACCAAAACTTCGTGGGATTCCGAAACTTTTATGAATGCAAAACCATCATTAGATAATGAAGTTCAAGGAGAAATTTATATGGAATTGTGGGATGCTGACGAATTTCACTTAAAATTCTGCCTTACAGATTGTCCTCCTCATTTGCTTCAAAAAGAGAAAGACAATGCAACAAGGATGTTTTACGATAAAAATATGTCTGACGAAGAGTTGAATATTATCGATGAATTAATCAAACCAATTCACGAGCAAGTAGAAAAAAATCTAGTCTATTCAACCAATCCAAACATAAAAAAAGAAGATTGCATCAAAACTTTCATTTTCATTCGTGATAGGGAAAAATACAAAAAGCTAGAAGAAAAAGCTAAACTAGGTCAAGAGTATTATAAAACGATTACTTTGAACGGTAAAAATTAATGTTATGCCCGAGAAAAACTACCGAGGAGTAAAATGGAATACAGTAACTCAAAGATGGCATTCCACAGTTCGTCACAACGGAAAATCCTATAATTGTGGCGTTCACATCGAACAAAGGGATGCCGTAAAAGCAAGAGATAGAACAATCCTCACTAACGGACTTAATGTACCTTTGCAGGTCTTAAAACCAGCTAAAACCTAAATTCAAACACAATGAGAAACGAATTGAGAATGTACTTTTGCGAAGTATTACTGAACCTAATTATTTCTATCGTTCCTAATACTGAAAATGGATTAAGCCTTGTTAAGGCGATAAAAAAATATACCGAAAAAGAACTTAATTTGAAATAAATTATTTACTTTTGTATCAATCAATTTGGCTGACACCTATTGATGAAATAGGATGCCTTATTGATAAACAAAAAGCACCACCCTTTATTTCAAGACCGTCAGCCCTTGTATAAAGGGCTTTTTGTTTAATATAACTTTTTACTTTATGGCTGAAAATAAAAAATCTTTCATTGCTTATGCTGATTGGAAAGGAATGTTTGAAGCATTACCCGATGAAATAGCTGGTAAATTAATAAAACACGTTTTCGCTTATGTTAATGATGAAAACCCCATAACAGATAACTTTATAATAAACGCATTATTTGAACAAATAAAATCTACTTTAAAAAGAGATTTAGTTAAATGGGAATCACAAAGAGAACAAAGAAGTTTAGCAGGAAAAATAAGTGCCGAACGAAGGTCAACGAAATCCAACGAGCGTTCAACGACCGTTAACGAAACTGTACGAAATCCAACTGTAAGTGTTAATGTTAGTGTAAATGATAATGATACTGTTAATGATAAAATGATTTATAAAACTATAAATCATTTATCTATTACTTTTTCTGATTTTGAAAAATTAAAAAAAGAGTTTAACGAAAAAGATATTTTAGATTGTTTTGATAGAATTGAAAATTATAAAGAAAACACAAAATACACTTCTTTGTTTTTAACATCGAAACAATGGCTTCAAAAACAAAAAAACGATAACGAAAAAAGGAAAAATGGAAATCAAAATACCAGAACAGCTCAACCAACAAGCAGACCTCACCGTTAATTCAATAGGATTTAATAAATATCAAAATTTAAAAAATTTACCTGCTTCTACTTTGACAGAATTGGAAATTTCGCAAATCTCCGAATATGAATCCAGATACCTGCCTTCAAAAGAGCAGATAGAGGCTTCTAAAAAACACATAGCAAGAGTTACTTCGAAAAAAGAAGAACAAGAGTTTAAAATGACTGCTAGGCAATTGTGGAACGTTTTTAAGCATAGTTTTTTTCAGTTGAATTCAAAGGAGTTTAAAAAAGATGATTTTACATCCAAAAACATAGAGCCTTTGATTTATTATTTTTCAAAGGATGAAAGATTTTTTCAATGTGAAAATATAATTAGGCTTTCAGAACCAAGTTTTGATAAAGGACTTTTGATTATTGGAACTTACGGAAATGGAAAAACTACCGTAATGAAAACTTTTGAACATATTTTTAGAAATATAAAAGGACTTTCTTTCAAAGGATATAGTGCAAATGATGTGGTTACGATGTATGAAAGATGTAATGATAGCGTAACTAAAGCAGAGTTGAATTTTAAAATAAATTCCGGATCAAGATTTTTCGATGATGTCAAAACAGAAAGAGAGGTTTCTAATTATGGAAAAGTTAATATTTTCAAAGATATTTTTGAGATAAGATATAGCAACAGAATAACAAGAAAAAATGATATAGAAATAATAAACAAAACTCATATCACTTGTAATTACAAAGAAGGTTTTGAAGGAAATGTAAAATTATCTATCGAAGAGTTTTATGATAGGTATGGAGCAAGGGTTTATGACAGAATGTTTGATATGTTCAATATTATTGAATTTAAAGGAGAATCATTTAGAAAATAATCAAACAACATTCATTAGGAAAAGATAATATTTTATAAACTATTAAATTAAAAGCATTATGGTACTATACGAATTAATAAAAGAATATCCAGGAAGTCCAGAATTAGGAGCTATTGCTATTCCAAATACTACAGATGAAAACTGTGATAGATTTTGTATTTTAGAATCAGTTTCTGAAATGGTTAGTCCTAAAGATTATCCAGAGTTTTTAAGATTTAAAAAAATAGCAAAATCCAAACTATGAATCACATCACTCAACGAAACCGACTAGAAACTCAACAGAGAAAGTACATTCAGTTTATGAAGATTTGCCCTGAAAGTTCAGTAATCAAATTATCTCAAGAAATCGCTAAAATAGAATTAAGACTGGACCAAATGAGAGAATACGACATAAACAAACTTATGAAACCAGTTCTTTTTCGATACGAAATAAAACAAAGCAAGGCTAATTTTAAAACTTTATAAAAATGATAGATTCAAGAGAATACCCACCAGAGGAATTAGAAAATGAATGTGCTTTTTGCGGAGAACCCTGCGAGAAAGAATTTTGCTCTAAAGATTGTGAGAAAGCGTATAAATCTGATAATTGACAGTTATGATAAAAACACAAGAACTCCGTATTGGAAATATAGTATCAGTAAACAAAGGTTTTGAAATGACTGTTTCTGCTATTTTTAAAGATACTGTGTATTTAGATTTTGAAGGAAACCAAGGAGATGTTTGGGAAGAGAAAGAAGAAGATATATTTCCAGTTATCTTGTCGGAAGATTATATTTTGAAATTTTGATTTGAGAAAAAGTCGTGGTTTACCAAGGGGATTGTGATTGAATGTGTTTATTATCAATTAAATGATTTTATAGTTTATTTACTTCCTAATTCGTTTGAAGTCGAATTAATTACTAAATCAGGAGAACAATTTAATTTGTACAAAAACTTTAAAAAAGAAGTTCATATTTTACAAAACATATATTCTTCCATCAAAAACGAAGAACTAACAATTAAAAAATAGAGATTATGAGAAAGTACATTTTACAAAATTTAGAGCCAATTCTATTGGGAGTTTTGATCGGAATAGTTTTTATGATTTTAAAGGAAACTACACAAGATATTATTTTGTCTATTAAAATCCTTCAACAAAAATAATTATGACTAAAAAAGCATCAGAATTAATTTTTATATCAAGAATATTAAGGGATGGCAACGGAGTACAACAAGTTACAGTAGAACAACAAAAACAACTTGAAAACGCAAAATATGTTGATGAGGAATATGAACTTAACCCGCTATCTTTATCCAACAAAACTTTTATTGCTTCTGGATTTAATTCGTATGTAGTAAAACTAAAATAAATGTTATGACAGAATTAAAAGTACATCAATGTTTAATAAGCTATGGCAATTTAGCTATGTTGCTTGTTTTGAAAGAACTAGAAGAAAATGAGGAATATGAAAAATGTGCTATAATAAAAAACGGAATAGATAGTTGGAATAAAAAGCACTTTTCTTATCTAGTATTAGATACAAGATATTCAACAGAAGTTGAAAAAGATTACTATAAACAATTTAGGAAAATAACAAATTCAGAAGGAAATATAGCTAAAGAAAATATGCAATATTATATTAGAGAAGTTAAACAAAAACTAGAAATATAATGGCAAAATGCACCGTATGTGGAACCAAGTTTACTCCAAAATTCTCTAGCCTAGAAAAGTGCTGTTCAGAAACAGATTGCCGTGTAAAATGGTCTATGCAAGTAGTAGCCAAACAAAAAATAGCCAAAGAGAAAAAGGCTAAACAGGAATACACAAAGGAGAAACTTGAAGCAAAAGAAAAACTCAAAACTCTTTCAGAATGGAAGAAAGAATTGCAGATTGAAATAAACTCTATTGTGAGAGCAATCGATAAAGGTTATCCGTGTATTGCAACCGGTTCTTTTGATGGTAAAGTAAATGCAGGTCATTACATAGGTACGCTGGCCAACCCAACAATAAGATTTCATCTTGAAAACATTTGGCTCCAATCAGAACATTCTAACACTTGGAAAAGTGGAGATACAATACGCTATCAACAAGGAATTGTGAATTTATATGGAAAAGATTATTTGGAGTATATGAACTCTCTTCAATCAATCGAACCGATAAAACTATCCATCCAGGATGTAAAAGAAAAAATACCTATAGCAAGGAGTATTCTAAAGTGGATTAAGTTGCAGGATCGAAAGTTTTCATTGGAAGAACGCATTTCATTACGAAGAAAGTTTAATCAAGAAATAGGAATTTATAAATAATCAATTATGAAAAATATAATCAAAGGTTATCCAGTACCAAAAACAAACACTCAAGAGATTCTTCTTCAATTAATCTTGAATGGTAGTGTTTCTATTTTCGATTTTAGTTATCTTTCAGGATTTAGGACAAGAGTTTCAGAGCTGGTTCTTACTCACGAACTAAAACTAGACAAGGAAATGAAATCAGGAAAAAATAAATTCGGGAATACCTATACTTATGCTTTACATAAGCTTCCGGAAGAACAAAAAGAATTTGCAATCAATTTATATTCAAAACTAAATAGACAAATATGAGAACATTAAAATTTAGAGCATTTATAAAGAACACCATTGGTGGATTTATGATACCTTCTGAAAATTCAGATTGTTTTATGGTTAGTAATGGATCTGATTTTGTTGTTTATGATGAAAACAAAAACACTTTACACGACAGTCAATTCCATATAATGCAATTTACAGGAAAACAAGACAAAAATGGAAACGACATATATGATGGAGATATTGTTGAAATAACAACTAATCATTCAGGAGGATTTAAACCAACTGTATTAAGATATTTAATAGTTTATAATGAAGATGGCTTCCAAGGATGCAATTTGATTAAGAAATATAAAATAGACTACTTAAAACAAGAAGTCCTACACCGGCCAAAGAGATTTAATTATAAAGAATGGGACTGTATGAAAATAATCGGCAATATACACCAAAACAAAAAAATGTTAAATAATGCCACGTAAACCACTCCCAAAAGTAAAAGTAACCGAAGAACTAAAAAACCATTACAAAGCCGTTGGAGTTTTTTTGAAGTCGCACCCCGAAATACAATGGAGAAAACTAGCACTCGGTTTTGAGGTTAATGTGGGAACAATTCCTGAAAATCTAATATCAGAATGGTTAGAAGTTTCGGCTTTTGAGTATGATGATTAATCCTTGAAAATATGAAATTTAATAAACAAAAGACAGATGAATTTGAAGCATTCTTAAAAGAAAGAGGATATACTAAATACGTTCAGCATTTTAAGTCAGAAGATTATTTATATTGGAAATCATTTGATAGGATAGAACGTGGAAAAGGAGGTTATTCTGTTGGATTTGCTTTTTATGATTTTTCAAAATATCCGCAATGTAAAGAAGAAAATCCTATTTCAATATCCTTTGAGTTTATGCTTGGAGTTAATCCAAATATTGATAGAATGGATTTGACAATTTCTGATGATAGAATTACAGTTGAAGAGTTCGAAGAATTTTGTAAAAAGTTCTATGAGTTCTACCAAACAAATAATAATTTAAAATTCAATAAATAAAACAACAAAAACTATGAAATCAAAATTAAACAAACAACAAAAGAAGTATATTAAAGCTTGTGACAGTAAAGAGTTGAGAAAGGAGTTGAAGCGATTTTTCAAAAAAGAAAATCAACTTTTGCAAGAAGCGAAAGACACTCCAATAGTTTTTAAAAATGGAGTATTTAAAACAAACAATCCTTTTATTGCGGATTATTTAGATAATCACCCAATGTTTAAATCTGAAAACATTTTACAGGATTCATCAATGGTAAAAACAGGAAATGTGAAAATTAATGAAGATTATCTAAATCACATTTTATTAAATAGTTCGGATATAGAATTAATAAAAGACCTGAAAACATTGTGTGTTAAAGCTACAGATTATGTGTTTGCGGCAAAGTTTAGAGATAAAGAAAAACAACTTGAAAAAACCACCGAAACTCCCAACACAAATACACTAACCAAAGAAACACTAGAGTCTTTAACTAATCCAGATTTAATCGAAAAGCGTAAAGAGTTTCATAATGCCATCGATGAACACCTAGAAAAAGAAGAGATAATAAAACTCTCAAATTCATATAATGGACCAATGGAGTTCTGTGTAGAGATTAATGATGATAATAAACAGATATTGTATAAAATTTGGGGAGATTTTCATAATCAAAGAACAGGAGGTTTTTTTAATAAATTTCTTCACTCAAACTCATTACACACATACTGTTTTAGTTCAAATGTGAGCAATAATAATTTTAAACCCGTTAAAGTTGTTTCCACAGAAGAATTTTTACGTTACATAGGAAAAGAACATTTGATAGAAAATACTAAAACTCTTGAATTTGATTTACTTAAGAAAGAATACACACAAAAACTAAATACTGAACAAATAGAATCAGTAATTGAATGGATGAATACTTGGGAACAATTAAAAGACACTGCTATTCCTATTCGATTTAAAGAAGATTTTAAATTGCCTAAAAAAGAAGACAATCAGTTTGGTTGGTATAAAGGAGAATTTGCCAATACAGAAGAAAAACACAAGCAAGGTCAGGACAAAGTAAAAAAGTACAC